GGTTTCGATTGGCGAAAAAAAACCCGACCGGCTCGCGCCGGTCGGGTTAGGCACTACTGACTACTCGGTCGCGAAGTATGCCGCGATGCGCCGTTTGGTCTTGGCTACATCGGCGGTGCTATCTGTCCCCTTACTATCTGCATTTATGCAGTACTGTAAAAGATCGGCGAGCATCTTCTTTTCGCGTTTGTCGAAAACCATAGTCAAAGCGCGCTCGGCTTTTATACCTAGTCGCTTTTTCCAGATCCTCTTAGCCTTGGCGATAAGGTCGCCGATGCGGTTCGACACATATGCGTTCGCATCGGTTTTAAGACCTTGCACCAAACCATACCAAACTTTGTCATTCTCCCGAATGTCAATAAGACCTGCTTGGTCGATTCCAAACGCTATATGTACATCTAGCGTTCGCTTTTCGCCTTGGAATTGTTTCCACTCTTCCTCTGGCTTTTCGACCATGTTATTATCGACGACGACAAAGAAGCGAGGTTGCGCGACTATACTGTTATAGTAGTCAAGGTAACCTACCTTTAATTCATCGCGTTTTTCTTTGGGCACTTGATCTGCCCTCGCAACCTCTGGATTCCCAAGGGAGGGAATATTTTTCATACACCATTCGACTACCTTGGTAAAATTATAGTCGATACGGCACTGCTTAAAGCCCGCGTCGCGAAGCGATTTGGGGTCTTGGTCGTCGTCGACGACACTTGCGGCTGATGATTTAGCCATTTGGTGTACCTCCAAGTGTGCCGAGTGAACGCGCTCGGCGTTCGCGTTAAGGTCTTCCCGACCTTGGTATATCTATAACCCTATGCCTAAGAATTGTCTAGAGTTTCACGCTCGCGTGAATCAATAGATAGTGGCGACCTCTACGCGCACACAGCACGCGCACGGACAAATAACTGGCATCAAAGCGGAGGGCAAAAAAAGAGAGAGGGCCGAAGCCCTCCCTCTCTAGTCTTTGGTTATGATTAACTCACATTTAGTGAGGGCATATGTGATTGACCATGTTCCGCCAATCACCATCAACAGATGCGCACCGTTGAAGAAATCAGCTAGAAACCACGATGCTAGTCCTAGAGTAAGACCAACAGTGCCGAGCATCAGATTACCAAGAACATAAAATTTATCGCTAAACATAACAGCCTCCTTGATGGGGGGCTTGCGCCCCCCGGTTAATTACTGCTTGTCGTACTGTTGAAAATACATGGACCGAACATAACGCTGCCACTCTTTATTGTTCGGGTCTATTGCCATGCGGCGCTCTGCCCAGTAGACAGCCTTACTGTTGCGTGGCGTGGCAGACATCATCACGCTGGTGACTGGGCATTTGATGCGCAGGTCCAGCGTTAACTGATTGATGGGCTGTCCAGCGAGTCTCGCTTTGAGCATCTCGCCAAGAGAGGGATCTTGTTGCATGGTGTTCTCCAATTAAGGATTTATCCAAGACGGGATTGTCTTGGTGATTATGTTATATGACATTGTAGGGGAGAGGTAAAGGTTTTCACGCCCCGCGACCCCTACCCACTCCCCACCCCCCTAAATCGACCATCATTTGCACACACCCCACACCCCATAATCCACACAAATAGCTCCACAAATTTCAAATAAATTTAGACCCCCCTCCCCCCGTGAAAAGCTTGACAAATTTTGGATTCTTGATCCTTGCGAAATGCCCCCCTTGCTTTTACTGGTTCCATGCTGTTTAAATGATTCCGGGGGTAGGTCCAAATGGAATCTTTAATCTCCTTGGAGATTCGGTTGGTGAACACCCTATCCCCCTTTTTGCGGCTTTTTGGGCTACCTTGCGTAGCCCATTTTTTTATGTTACAAACCACGCATGTCTACATACATACTTGACATAGAAAAAAACATGGCTCTTCCTCCCAATGCTTTGGAGGCCATGCCACCTATGACTCAAGAGGAAGAACTAGAAGTTCGTGCTAGAACAATCAAACTTATCTCTGACCTACAGGGTAAGTCGATAGAACCCGATGAAATAGATAAAGAAACAGCACGAGATCTAGCAAAAAGGATGCTGAAGGACAAAGAAAACATTGACTTCAGCAACTACAGGAACGAGACACTTGCTTACTTGGCGGGGATGGTCTCAATGTATGACCAGATGCTAGTCAAAGATCTAGCAGACTATAAACTCTACGTCGTTAATAAGTTGGTGGAACAGTCTGCTAACCCCGATCCCAAATATGCACTCCCAGCAATCAAATCACTGGGTGAAATTGACGGTGTTGACGCCTTCAAGAAGCGCTCCGAAGTCACGGTTCAGCATAAATCTGTTGAAGAAATCGAGAAATCCTTGCTTGAAAAGCTTGAAAAGCTTGAAAGGTTGACTTCAAAGGGCAAAAAAGGGGAAGTAATCGACGTAGAGGCTACGGATGCTCAGCCCGCAGAGGATTAAATTCCTAAAAGACAACCTACATCTCCTCTCCAAAGAGGAAAAAGTGGAGGTTTTGGAAGAAATAACGCGCTATGAGGTCGAAAAACTCAGGCAAGTAGGGCAAAACGACTTCCTATCCTTCGTAGAACATGTCTATCCGGGCTATAAAGTAGGCCCACACCACAAAAGACTGGCAAAAATCTTTGAAGACATAGCTAATGGCAAGAAAAAGCGGGTCATAGTCAACATTGCCCCCCGTCATGGCAAGTCTGAACTCATTTCATACCTAGCTCCGGCTTGGTTTCTAGGTAAATACCCTCATAAAAAAGTAATTATGTCGTCCCATACGGCAGATTTGGCGGTTAACTTTGGTCGTAGGGTGCGAAATTTAGTGGCTGCGGACTCTTATAAAAGCATTTTTCCGCAGATTGAGCTTCAACAAGACTCTAAATCTGCATCACGGTGGGGGACAAACTTTAATGGGGAATATTTTGCTATCGGTGTTGGTGGTGCTCTTGCTGGTCGCGGCGCTGACTTATTTATTATCGATGATCCCCATAGCGAGCAGGAAGCCAGACAGGGTAGATCAGATGTATTCTTACCTGCGTGGGAATGGTTTCAAAGTGGTCCTTTACAGCGTCTTATGCCTGGAGGCGCTATTATTGTTGTTATGACTCGTTGGTCAAAATTAGATTTAACTGGTCAGATAATCAATCATATGACCCAAAACGAGGACGCAGATGAATGGGAAATTGTTGAATTTCCAGCTATCCTTCCCTCGGGAAGCCCCTTGTGGCCTGAGTTTTGGCCTATTGAGGAGTTAGAGTCAAAGCGTATTGGAATGGACCCAAGATATTGGCAAGCTCAATATATGCAGAACCCGACTGCCGAAGAAGGCGCATTAATTAAAAGAGATTGGTGGCAAATCTGGGAGAAAGAAGATCCGCCTAGTTGTGAATACATTATTATGTCTCTTGACGCAGCACAAGAAACAAATAATCGTGCTGACTATAATGCGTTAACAACTTGGGGCGTATTTTTTAACGAAGAAACTAATAACTACTGCATTATATTATTAAATGCAATTAAGAAACGGTTAGAGTTTCCGGAGTTAAAACAGTTAGTGTTTGAAGAATATAAAGAATGGGAACCAGACTCGTTTATCGTGGAGAAAAAGTCAAATGGTGCGGCTCTTTACCAAGAACTGCGACGTATGGGCGTGCCGGTAGCGGAGTTCACACCGGGCAAAGGGCAGGATAAGATAAGCAGAGTCAATGCAATATCAGACTTGTTCAGTTCAGGGATAGTTTGGACGCCAGACAAAAGATGGGCCAAGGATGTGATTGAAGAATGCAATGATTTTCCAAGCGGTGCAAACGATGACTTGGTAGACTCTACAAGTCAAGCACTTCTTAGATTTAGACAAGGGGGATTTATTAGGCTACCTTCTGATGAACCCGAAGAACAGAAATACTTCAAACGTAAGCAAGCTGCTTACTACTAAGGATAGAAAATGGCAATTGAGAAATCACTAAATCAAGCCCCATTAGGACTAGCGGATGAGGACTTGATGGTTGCTGAGCCAGACATTGAGATTGAGATTGAAGATCCAGAAGAGGTCAAGATCCGCATGGGTGGCTTAGAGATTGAGATTGATCCAGATAAAGAAACAGACGACTTTAATGCCAACCTCGCCGAAAGCATGGAAGACGATGAGTTGGTTGGACTAGTGACCGACTTACTTGGTGATTTTGAAGAAGACATCTCATCCCGTAAAGACTGGATGCAGACTTATGTAGATGGGCTGGATCTATTGGGTTTAAGGCTAGAAGACAGAACAGAACCATGGCCCGGGGCTTGTGGTGTCTACCACCCCCTCTTGGCTGAAGCGGTTGTGAAGTTTCAAGCCGAAACAATAATGGAGACCTTCCCTGCGCAAGGCCCAGTCAAGACACAAATAATCGGTAAGGAGACTCCAGAAAAAACGGAGG